ATGTTTTCACTAACCGCATCATCAAGTCTTTTCTGGATTTCCCTAAGGCCCTCCAGTTCGAATTTTATCTTATTTGCCAACCTTCGGTTTTATCACTGGGCAATTATAAGGCTTCTCGCCTGGTTTAACTTTCACGACTGCCATTGTGTCCACACTCCATGAATTCTTTGGTCAACGTCATTGCTTGTTTCGATATTCCAAACCAAATCGGTTCCACTGGTCAGGCTCGAAACGTCAATCCATCCAGTGGTCAGGATATCAATATCGGAATCATAAGCCCCGTCCAAAACCAGCGTGGCGTTTGTGCTGTCGCTGTAGTCATCACGGGAGACGCTAAGCGTTACATCAGTGTTCAATGTAGTGGAGGCAACAGGCTCATGGAGAACAACAGCCCTTACCTTGCTGGGAGCTGTCGTTGTGTCTATCGGTTCTGAGCGCAAAGTGAAGTCAAATGACGTAGAAGGGGCACTAGTGGGTGGGGTGAAATTTGTCGTCCACCGAGCAGTTCCCTTTTCAAAACGGATGGTGTCAAGATATCCGTTGTAGTCGACTGAACCACCCGTGAGACAGCCAAAAGTCAGTGGACCAGTGCTATCAAAGAAAGCTGTTCCACTAGTGTCATTTGCATCAGAAACACCATCAATGTAAATGTCAATCCTTCCTGCGTTTCTGACAATCGCGACATGATGCCAAGTGTTTACGGTGAAAAGGCCAGAAGTTGTTTGAACAGACACGTCATACGCTGACCCAGCTGTAGAGAAATAAAAGTAAATTTCTTCAAGTCTAGTCGATACAAAATAGCTAAAACCTCCTGCGGCTTGGGAGCCATTTGCTAGTATATAGTCCTCACCTGACCCTGAGACAGTGGGATAAGCCCAAAAGTCTATAGTAAAGTCACCGGACCCAAAGTTCCAGTCTGCCTTCTGGTCAACAACCAAGCCTGCGCCATTGGTGCCATCAAAATAGATAGATGACGTTCCGAATTTCTGCTGTGCTGTGCTGTGCTGTACATCGGCATTGGGAGTCACAGTAGCAGGGGTGGTGCCGCTATTGGTGAAGGTGGTACTCCCGTCAGTAGTATCACTTAGAATCAAGAGCTGGGCATTCAAGCCGCCAAAATAATAGTTTCCAGCCTCATCGTAGTTAGCTGTGGTGTTGACTGCGTCAACGCCTGTCTGGTCGCCAAACTCATCATAAGCCATTTCAATGCCAGTTTGGACACCAGTTTGACCATTGAGAATTGCCATCCTCAAAGCAAGCAACCCAATGTTGTCAGTATTGACCTCAGTTTGAGTAGGGTCTGAACCAGCAAGGCTAACGACTCCACTTGAGTCAACATAAGAAAGCTGATCTGCGTTGTCTGAGTCAATGAACAATCTAACTGTTCCAGGCTCAGAGGCATCAGCTGTGCTTCCTGCCTCAATTGGGGTTGAACCACCAATCAAAGCCTCAAGGTTGGAGATTCTAACATTCCGTTCCCCTGGTGAGAGCGGATCATTCTCACCACGAAAGAACTTGAACGAGTCAGTTCTCTTTAAGGAGTCTCCTGCCCCTAGTCCATTTCCAGCCATCAGTTAGGAACTCCTGAATCTGCCCAAATTATCGTGTATCGGTTCTTTCTCATTGGATTATCAACCCGTCTGACATTATATGCCTGACCATCTAACACCAACCTATTCTCAGCTGTTATGTCTGAACGGTATTGAGTCGTGAATTTTGTCGTCTTTCTAGTCTCTATTCGGTCAGAACTTTGTACTTCATCACCAGCTAGATCCTCGACTTTACACCAGATACCGCCGGACACACTGGCCCATGATGTGTCAAAGCCACCCTGGCCATCAGGAGTCTCTGTGGCCTCCTGGAGGTCAACAAAAGTGTCGAAGTCTCTAGCGCACAGCATGAGTGTTTTTGTACCTATATTGTTCTAGCATCCTATGTGCGCCGCACTCTTCAGCACACTCCCCGTTGCAGTCGCCGCGATTTGCATAGATCTGACCAGCCATAACCAGGATGGATCTCCTGATTGCACTGGGCACATCGGACCCAGCATCACCATATCCAGCAACGTAGACAATCTTAACATTATTCTTGGGGCGCAAATTGGTCGTGATGGATGATCCGACATTGAGAATCATCTTTGGGCGCATCCCATGGTCAAAATCATCAAGGTAGTAGTTAGTGGAGGTATAAAGGGTTTCACTGTTCGACTGGTCGATTGTGTGAACGGTTGTGATGGACTGAGCTGGACCATACTCTAAGACTTGGTGCTGTTCACCATAGATATCATTGACAGATCCCATCCTTGTTCCGGTCCACCACTCGCCAAGCTCGCCAATCATGTTATCATAATAGGCTGTTATGGTCTGAGTTATGAATTTTTGTCCCGTGTAGTTCTCGCAATAGATTCGGGCATCCTCGATAAACTGAGTCAGCAAAGTGTCCTCAGCCGAGTTAGTTATCCTCAAGGAGTCTTTAAGCTCTTGAAGAGTGACCGGTTCAATCGCTGGCTGTGTCGTTACCTTTGACCGCATTCCGTCCTCGTTTGAACTTCAAAAGTTTTCTTTTTTTTAAAAAATCATAATAAGTCGGGGACAGTTCGTATTCCTGCCCCTCGACCAAATAAAATGGAGTGTACCCGTCTGGGTAAGTCAGACAGGTACACTTGGCAATAGCCTTTTTGTTGCTCAGCTGTTTGCTCCAGTTTTAGCAACATGAGGAGAACTCAAGATGAAGTCACCAGAGATAACACCATCCGCGCTGTGAGTAAAAACAGCTCGCAGATAACGCTTTGATCCACGATATCCAATGGTCACCGTTTCATCCTCAACAATGGCCACATCATTGGTTCCAATGATGTCATCAGTGCCAACATCAGAATAACCTGATCCAGATGTGTCTGTTTCTTGAATCTTGATGGTGCCAGCAACTGAAGCAGTAGTCGAGGTCAGCTTAAGAGTGGCACCAAAGAAGCCACGAATATCAACCTCAGCCCCATTGACGTTTCCTGTTACAGCCTGAGGCAAGATAGATGGGACCACCTTGATGTTGTTTTTTAGATCGTTGATAGAACTCATTTTCTTATTCTCCTATCTAATTAGGCTTGAACCAAGTATTTGATGGAGTCAAAGTTTTTGATTCCACCACCAACACGTCGACGCATATAGAAAGTGCGGTATGGTTTAGCACTATATGGATCTTCGAGGATGCTAAGACCTACGCGGTCCACAATTTGGTACGTTTTGCGAAAATCTGCAATCATAACAGCGATTGCACCTGTGGCAATGTCGGGCATATCTTCAAAGATTACGGTACGTTGACCTAGCAACATGTCCGCCTCACCCATCTGGTATGAAGGTTGCCAAATGTAATTACCTTGACCATCTTTCAAGCGGCGAATGTAGCCCTCAGTGTTACGATTGTAAGCAAAGTAAGCATTACCACGGTATGCAGGCTTCAGATACTGGCGAAGCTGAATCATTTCGTCAGTGGTGATCGCAGTGGCTCCAGCGGTTGTCAGCGCACCAACTTGATCACGGGCATAAACGCCAGGATTGGTTGTCTTAGCTGTGTAAGAGATCAGCCCACGGGGTTTAGAAACACCATCGCCAGAAACGAAAGCAGTAGCCTCAAGGCGACCAAACTTGTCAACAGCTTTCTCGCGAATCCAAGCAGGCAAGTTGAACGAAGAATCCTCCAGCAAGTTTTCGGTGATGGCTGGATTGCAGTACATCTCGTTTACAGGGATACGAAGCTGGCCAATTTCTGGAGTCGCAGTAGTGGGACGACTTGCAGTCTCACCTACCCAACCAGCGCCAAGCTCATCGTCATCATAATAACCGATGTACTCATTTGTCCCGATGTTGGTTACGGTGGCCAAATTGCGAACTGGAGAAGTATCAAAGATGATGCTTTCAGTTGAGCCAAAGAAGGGCTGAACACTGTACCCACCTTGTGGATCAATGTTGCTAGACATTGCCTTTTTCTCGGCATCAGTGTATTGGACAGCATGTTCTTTGTAGTTAGCCATAGCGAGCTTCTTCAAGCCGGAAGCATAAGCCTTCAGCTCTTCGCTACCTTGCTCTTTTTTCTCTTGAGCGTCAAGAGCAGAAATACGTTTAACAGCGGCTTGGGTGTCTTCGAGCTGTTTCTTGAGGTCCAAGGCGGCTTTTAGGTCACCTTCAATTCTTTCAAGTTTAGCTGTCTCTTCGGCGGCTTGGCCTTGAGACTTTTCTAGCTGTTCTAGTCGGCCGTCATTGGCCTTTTTATATTCCTCCCAGGATTGACCGATTTGGTCAATCTGGGTTTTGATTTCTTCAGCAGACATCAAATCATCCTTTGATTATAGAAGTAAGTTTGTTTAGGGATGCGAGTAGTTCAGAAACATCTTCTTGGGTTTCGTCGTCCCGACTTAGCCCCTTGTAGCCTTCGGCAATGAATGCCTTGGCTTGCTTCCTTGATAGTCCTGCATCCCGCAAAACCGATTCCATTTCTCGCTTGGTGATGATTTGACCGTCATCATCGGTAAGACTCTTGACCGCCTCGACCTTGGCTTTTGGATTCATGGAAAATCCGACTACTGAGACTTCCAAGAGCTGTACTTTCTTGAGCTTGCGAACCATGCCTCGCTCAGTTTCCTGGTCCTCATGATCCTGGACCCTGTAGCCAATGGAAAGGCCTTTCGGTCCTGTCCCCCGCATGATGTTGTGGGCAACAACAGCTTGCTCAATTCGCTTGTCGCCTTTTACCCACAATTGACCTTTGACAAAAAGACCTTTCTCATCTTCGCGCATTTCAAGCCAATCGCCGATCGGGTTAACAAAGGAGTGAAAACCAAACATGGCAGGCATCTCATCCTTGCTCTGCCACTCCTTCAATGATTCATCAAAAGCCCCACCTTCTACGATGTCACCCCCGAGGTCGACATTACCGAACACTGCACCGTACCCAGAGAACAGCCCCATATCACGGTTCTCATTGGCTTCTTTGCCCTCAATGGTAAATGGGACAGTGAACCTTTTTGTTTCCATAGTCATATTATACCGAGAATCAATATTGTGTCAAAGAAGCTCGC